AGAAAGGCTCGTGCTAAAAGGACTGTAGCTTCCAGAAGAACGAAAGTCCCCAGGACCCATCGTAGCAGCTATTCCAGCTATGCCTTTTTTACCTTTCCAAGGCGGGTTTCCTCCATACATTCCAGTCGCCATTAACTGTTTCCTCTTTGAGTTGTTTTAAATATAGGCATTATACTATGTGTACCACTGTTCTGTTCCGTACCCTGTTGCAACTTCGCCAATACTTACCGACGTGTTTCCATTGGTCGCAACGGTTACAGACCCTAGCTGTCCGGTAGCACCTACACCCTTTTCTCTGGGCGCGTATAATGTTTGCCACCTGTCGCCATCATACACCTGTAACCTACCTTCTGTCAGGTTCCAAATGATGTCCCCTTGATTAAAAAAAAGTTGATCGAGGGTAGTATCAGTATACTGATAAGTTGCCGTAGGATCAAAACTTTGTAGATTTAGTTCCAAAACCCTTATAAATCGGTTAAATAAATCAGGGTGGACATGTCCGTGCGTCATAGGAGCCTGCGGTAATCTGGTGACAAGTAAACGTGCCACTATCTTTTCCCGCTAGGATTGGTATTGAGCCGCATAGAGCCAACCCTCCACCCCACACCCAATCTTTCTCCTGCACTCGCATCGTCGTCTGATTCTAGGCGAACCACGGCTTGTCGTGACCGGCTCCTTAGATCAAGTTTAGTTGTACTTGCTGTTACTTGACTCGTGCTTTTGGTGGTTAAAGACTCGTTGGGAAAGTTTCTTGTCTTCAAAACAAAGTTTACCGTTTGGTCAGACCCACCGTCACCGGTAAATAAAACATCGGGCATAGCGTTCTGTATTTGCGTAAAGGTGTTACCAATGCCATCTAAGGCAAAGTCCGCTGATTCTATGTAAACATTGTCCATGGGCGAACCGTCATCGTCATTGCCTGTTTCATGTTGGTAGACATAGTTATAAGTATCGGTGCCCGTGGCCCTTGGATAAGACTCTACGCCTTCATCCAACCAAGCAAAACGTGTCATTTCTCCGTAATACCACACTTGCGCTTGATAGTTATAGACCACATAACGATCAATTTCTGTGGAACTCCCAGAAGGGTAATACCAACCCACTTCGTTAAACTGTCGGTTTAAGAAAGCAAAAACTTTATACATCTGGTCTTGGTTAAAGTCATCAAATACATAGCTGTGAACACTACAGAGAACACGACTAACACTTCCGTTGTAGAGATAGAAACCAGAGCGATCCATCCAAAAAACTCCCGGAGGAGCGTTGACCGCGGCTTTAGGGGCAATCATCCCGACCCCTGAGTTAATTAAGCTAACCCCAAAAGTATAAGGGGCCCCAATAAATTGCATGCTGTAAAGAGCGTCATCTGTCCAAATTAAGGTTTCTTGTCTTGAACGAAGCCCACCGATAATCTTGGACCCAGCGGAGAGACGCAAGGACCCCGCTGTGTTGGTTATTTTAGGTTCCCATTGGGTAACTACTTCTTGGTCACACCAACAGATAAACAAAGGATCAATGGCACTTGTTCTGGCTACTCCTGCATCATCTAAAGGGTCTGCGCCCAGGCAAATAACGTGTCGGTCTACATCACTGACCAATGTCTGTAAAGCTAGTGTGGGCGGTAAGTTGGCTCCGCTTAAATCTTCTAAAGCAACGGCTCTAACACTTGATCCGCTGTTCTCGGTCCAATAATAAATACCTCCGCCTCTTGGGTTAATAATTAAATCTTCGCCAAAATTATCGTGCGTCCAAATCCTTAGTTGGTTACTGGCTGAAAGTGGAGAGGATGAACCAAAGGTTCCGTCGCCCCACAAGCCTGCGCCCCAACCCGAACCTGTCACATATTCATCAAGACCTACATTAATTTGATAAGACCCATCAACACCAGCACCGCCGTTTCCAGAATCGCTAGAATTAGCTGTGACCGTAGCATCATCAGTATCTTTAGCCGTGAAGGTATAGGTATTTACAGTGGGTACAGTAGCAATTTGATACTCTTGGTTTAAGACAGCAGCGGTAATTAAGCCCCCTAAAGTAGCAGCACCGCTTATCGTTACAAAATCGTTTGCTTGAGCACCATGGTTACTGTCAGTAGCCGTTATAGTGGAAGAGCCATCAGTGGCTGCGAAAGTAATTGAGTCTGTGCTTGTTTTTCTGATCGGCGTTATGTCATCAAAAACATCTCCTTCTTTGATGTAGTATTTGAGCGTGGTGCCAAGCCCTAGGTATTTGGTTGTGGCTAAAGAAACCCACGCATGCAAAGCACGACCAGTGCCTAAATAAGTGGCAACTTGTTCTTTGACCCAACCGCCAATTTTTTCAGGAAACCCTTTTCTAAACCGTACAAGGTTGCTGTCAAACCAGCCCCCTTGCGCAGAAAACGAGGTTCCTTCTCTATCAACACCCGGTTTTAAATCGTATTTCTGATAAGGCATTTATTTTCCTTCCTCTTCATCGTCATCAATATCCCTGTAGTATCCCACAATATGTAGTATCTGCTCAAGGTATCGTTTTATCTCGCCCATGTTCATTGATAAATTTTCATAGCCTTGAGAAGTTAGTCCGTAAAAAGCTACTCTGGGTTCTTCGCCCGCTTCTACTTGCGCTAGATATTCGTTCATTGTATCAGGGGTCAGTATCTTCCACTCCACATCGGATGCCTCTATCGGCTCTGGTAAAGGCGGATGATATATCGGGCTTCGTTTAGCAACGCTCACCACTTCCACAGGCTTTGTTTGTGGTTCCCTGTTCGCTAAATCACCTAAGAGTGAATAGGTAGAGCATCCGTTAACCAGTAGTAGCGGAATTATCAGCAGTTTTTTCATCAAATTGGTCTGGGTTAGTTATATTAGTTAAATCTTGTCCTACTCTAGCCGTTGCTTTATTGATCTTGCTTTCCAACAATCCTGGTTTAGACATGGCTAACCCTTCAAGATTATGTTTGGCAAACTTGTTTCTAAGGTTGGTGACCTGTGCTTGGCTCTGAGTGTACTGTGTATTAAGCGATTGAATTTGTACTTGGGTCTTTTTAGCTGTTTCCAATGCTTTTACAATCTGGTCGTTTTGTTCTTGTATAGTTCTTTCTAGCACCGCTTGATTGTTGATCGCTGTTTGCAGTTCAATCTTTGCTTTATCTAATTTAGTAAACGCAACGATGTTAACCATAATAGAAATAAAGAGTGCTCCACCTATAACTAGGGCAACTTTCATTTCTTTTTCTTTTTCTTTTTTTTCTTAACATTAACGGTCTTATACGCTTCGTTGATGTCTTTGGTAGACTTATCGTCCGCAACATACCTTCCCTTTTTAGTGCGGTTTCTAACCACTTTCTCTTCAATACCTAAAAAGGTCTCTTTGAACCATTTGGTTAAACCTATTTTTTTTACATAAAATGCCATTATTTTTCTCCTTTAAAACTTTTAGACGATCCACTCGTTCCTGCATAGAGTCCAAACCACGCTGCTCCTGCGCCTACAACTATAGATATTAAACCAGACTGTTCAAAACTAGGTTCTGGTAAACTCATAAACCAAAAGGTCGTGTAGTAAAGCAAGTACATATAAACCGAAAGGAATGCTCTTGGAAAGATTCGCCATGAGTCAATAGCCTGTGCTATAAATATAATCTTCTGATAAGGGTTGTTGTTTTTAACGTCTTCTAAATCTCTAATCTTATCCTTTAAAGCACCAATCTCTTCGATCATTGCCATGAACTTGTTTAAGTCCATTTCTACTTCATTACGATCCATGTCTCCGCCAAATCTTCCGCTAGGGTGGTAATCTCTTTCGTCACTCATATCAGTTCGCTAATGGGTTATCGTTTTTATTCTTTAGGCTCTGCACATCATCATACATAGAATCAATACTTGCATTAATACCAGCAATACTTGTTTGTAGCATTACAACATCTGATTTAATAGGGCTTAAATCCTGTGTCTCTATATTTAACGATTTGATTTGCTCATCAACCGCTACTACCTTTTTATCCAACTCCGTTACTTGATCTGCTAGTCCATCTATTTCATTAATATAACGAGACATTTTAGATTCTAAGTTTTCTATCCTATTCACATAGGTAGCACCTGTGTAGCCAAACCCAGCTAGTGTTCCTATAATAGAAACCAAGCCTATGATCTGTGCTGCTTTTGATTGAAACCAGTCCATAATATTTTCCTTATAAATTCGGTTGTCCACTCATTAAATTTCTCATGCCAGTTAAGCTGTCTCCATACAATCCTATGAAGGCAGCGTTATTATCCGACATTGATACATTAGCATAAATTGCTTCTGGTTCATACCAATCGGAGGCATCAGCTAGAGTAGCTTGTCTATACCCATCAAAACCCTGCACATAGCCCATATAAGAAATTAATTGAGCCTCGTCAGCGTATTCACCTGTTTCTTGTTGCTGTTCTTCTAGCTGTTCTTGTTGGTCTTGTATGTTTTGGGCCACAATCTGATCGGCTATTTGATCGGCTTCAGAAGTGGATACTTCACCTATCGCTGTTTCTATTTCTGCGTCCATTGAACCTACTGCTGTGTTTTGCACACTTATGGTATTTTGCCCACTATCCCCTACTGCTGTGTTTTGTGAGCCACCCGTATCGCTAGAAACACTAGTCTCCGTAGTAGTTGTAGAAGCAACCACTGTTTCTGAGCCAACAGCAGTATTATTGTCACCACTAGTATTTTCACTACTAATGCCAACTGCTGTGTTTTGTGAACCTATGGTATTTCCACCCGACACATCCGTTGTACTCATAGATAAAACTTGTTGTGTTTGTATGGCAGAACTCGCTACTTGAGCAGATATACTAGGCGAATTACTAGTGCTTATACCGCCTCCTGATGCTGAACTGGCTACTGCGGTACTTGTAGTGCTTGAAACCCCTCCAGAAGCCACAGAATTGCCTGTAGACTGTATAGATGTGCCTGATGTAGTCCCGCTTACGCTATTACTGGCGGCTCTAATAGTATCAGCAACGACATTAAGTTGTCTTTCTTTCTTGCCGTCTTTGCTTTCTTCATTATCTACGAGGCTAACTTCTTGATCTTCTTCTAGACCTTCTCTCTCTTCTCTAAGGTTTTCGTTATCCTCCAAATCTGAATCCTCATCCATTTCTTCAACAACCAAATCCTCAATAACCTCATCTTCTGTAAACTCTTCTTCTTCAAAATATTCCTCTAACTCTTCTATTGTTTCAAATTCTAAAAACTCTATCGGTTCTTCTTCAAACACATCTATATGTTCTTCATGCTCGAAATGCTCTTGTAGTACATCTTCTAGTGGTGGCAACTCATACTCAATGCTTTCATACGCCAACAATACAGGTTCATTGTATAACTCTTCTGTATAAAGTTCTTCTTCAATATAATCAAAGGTTATGTATTCTTCCTCTCTAAGTTGTTCTTGTTCTAAGTCATATTCATCCATTAACACATCTACATCGTCATACGAATCCATCGTAGTTGTTTCCCACTCTACTGTTCCGTCAGAACTAAACTCTACCTCTGTACCAAACCATTCATCCACTTGCTCTTGTCCAAACTGTTCGACATCTAACTCATACCAATCCTCATCTGTAAAACCCTCACAAGCATTTTCATAACAAGGATCACTTGGGTCTAACCATTCATCGTATTCTTCGTCATACCACATGTCGTCATCGGTATAGCCATAGTCAAATTGTTCTTCTTCTTCCTCATAATAAGCAACAGATTCTTCTTGTGTATACCCAGGACAAAAAGGTGCGTATTGTGGGTCTAGGTCACATTGCTGATCGTCATAAGCGTCCCAATAGTAAGGGCATGAAAGATTGTATAAAGAATCTATGCCACATTGTTGTGTTAAATAAGCAGCGTCATATCCAGCACACGATGTATTATTTAATGGATCACTACAATCTATACCATTGCCAGTACCCAAGCCATAAAGTGAACCACCATTTTCTAATAAAGTATTGAAAGAAGTGTTGTTCCAATCTGTATTAACACAAGTACCAACTACATTAGTAGTGCCTGTACTACATTCATCGTGAAATAAATAAGTATATGTTTCGCTTGCACTTCCTTGCTCACCTATTAGGACATCGTGATTAATAATATCTAATGCACCATAGCGGAAATCAAAAGTGTCATTGGTCCAAAGGATTACTTCAAAACTATTATCAGAACCACTACGATTGTACTCTCTTAGGTCATACCAACCGAACACAGTCTTATCACTAAAACTTTTAGCCAATACCTTCGAATTATTATCCTGTATTAAATCAGTCCAGAAAGGATATAGCGTATATGTAATTTCAGGTAAAGGATCAGGTGTGTAATCATTACAATAGCCTCCTGACGCTTTAAAATGTAAGCAACCATTAGTAGCCATTCGTGCTGATGTAAAATCTTCGCCATAAAATGTAAAGGTAAAGCCTAAGTTAAAAGCAGTAGAGACAGAATCATCGCCAACAGCTAAACTTGTTGTTCCTGTTTCGTTTGTTAGGTCAATTAAACTCTGACCAGATTCATAAACATAAGTAGCATTAACTGTTGCTACCGAAAAAACCCAAAGACTAAGTACCTTTACTAAATTCTTTAACACAAGTTCTTCTCGATTTCTTTTGCCCAGCAGTGTTTAAAGTATTCTTACACCTAGACACATAAGTATCTTTTGCTTCTTCATAATCTGGTCTGTCTTGTGGATTCGCTTGCCATTTTGCACTAGCGTCTACACCAATCTTGCCTTCGTATGGACAAGGAGTGCCTGCCATAGTCATTGCTTTAAAAACTCTTATGTCTTGGCAAAGTATAGCCACACTCGCTACTTTCATGCCTGTATCGTATAAATACTTGGACAGTTTTAATCGCTCACAGTTCTCATCTCGTACTGTACGACCTGTGGATAACCCAAACACTTGTCCTTGAAACGCTCCAGATCGACCTACAGTACATAAGTCTTGGCTGTAACTCATAATACTAGGAGCAATTGCACTCGCTGGTGGTGCTTTCTGGTTTATGTTTTGTGTAATAACTTGTTCAGACTTGCTCTCATTTATATTTCTGTTTGTATTATCTGAAGTCGATTCATTTACATTTTTATTATCCGTCTTAACCTTTGAGTCAGAAGTAGACTGATTAACATTGGTGTTGCTGTTTGTGTTGCTGTTTGTACTTGTGCTTGTGTTGTTATTGTTGTTGGTGTTATTACTCGTACTCGTACTCGTATTGTTGTTATTGTTTGTATTTGTACTCGTACTAGTGTTCGTATTGTTATTGGTACTTGTACTTGTGTTGGTATTCGTGTTCGTATTGCTAGATGTCACATCTGATGTCACATCTGAAGTAGAGGTATTGGTATTAGTATTGTTATTGGTATTAGTGTTAGTAGCTGTCGAACTGTTTGTATTATTATTCGTATTTGTATTTGTACCCGTAGTAGTCGAAGTTGAAGTATTGGTATTGCTATTTGTGTTCGTAGCAGTAGCTGTCGAAGTCGATGTATTATTATTCGTATTACTATTGGTGTTGGTGTTGGTGTTAGTACCCGTTGTTGTCGTAGTATTAGTGTTGGTATTATTGTTTGTATTAGTGTTAGTGTTGGTATTTGTGTTGGTATTTGTATTAGTATTGGTGTTTGTTGTAGTTGTTGTGTTTGTTGTATCTAACGAACTTTGCTCACAATACTGACCAGTCGTACAGTCTCCTGTAGGTTCAGAGTTTACAGTAGTCGCACTAAATAGAACGCCACCTATAATTAAATAAAAATACAGCCATCTGTTATATAACTTCATTTGGATTAAATAGCCTCTTTTCTATCAATACTTGACGATTTAACATGTGCTGCTTTTCAATGTCATCTTTACTCTGACCATAGTATTCAACCGCGTAGCACTCTTTAACCATTAATTTATTAACATTTTCTCCACGAACAAGCATCTCCCCTAAAACGCGACCAAACTTACCTTTTTTATCTTTACGAGTCCTGATAATAACATCATCCTTTTCCATCCATTCTTTCAGGAAGTCTTTGCTCATTAATCCTCTAACTTTCTCGTCTTTATTCCTAGTTCTACTTTCAGGTGTGTCCATACCATATAGGCGAACACGAGTGGCAAAATGAATGTCAAAGCCAAGATCAATAACAACATCGACAGTATCGCCATCAACGACTCTTTTAACCTTGCAATTATATTCATACATTATAGCCACCCAAAGGCATGAAACATGTCCCAAAGAACATAGGCAAAACAAATCCAAAATGCTTTTCTATAGAAAGTATATTTGCTGTAAACAGCTTCAGGTATTTTGCCAAGTTTGTATAATTCTTCCATCCATGTAAGAAATGTCCTATTCAGTTTCTGATACTGTTTCTTCTTCAATCTTATCAATAACAGTACCAATAGCACCCACTGGTATGGAAATAGCAGTTTTGCTTATATCCACAACATCATCAACAACCGCACTAGCAATATCTTTGCCAGCATCAATAGTTGATTCGATTGTAGAACAGCCCGTTAATACAAGACCTAATAGAGATATAGAAATTAAATTTTTCATTTATTCCTCCTTATTTATCTTTTGCTTTCCATAAATTCAACGCGCCTGTGTCGATGATTTTATAAAGTTTTTTCATCCAACCCGTTTTTTGAGGGGTTGGAGTTATCATAGCGATGACGCTACAAGTAGTAACAACAGTCATAACTATTGCTAGTATATTTGCGAGTGTTTGCATACTTTTCTCCTTTTATCCAAATAAAATTCCAGCCATACCAACTACTAAAGTAATTAGTGTAGCTACTATAAAATGTTCGAGTCGTTTGACTCTGTTGATAACTTCTAACCAACGCTCTGCACAAACTGCCTCATGGCTTTCTATTTTTCCATTGACTTCAGCTACCGATAGTTTTTTCATGTTTAACTGGAAGGAACTTGAAAGGCTTCGTCTGGTACAGGTGGTACTACAGGGCTAGTTATAACACTGTCCACTTGACTGTCAAAGACATCATCCCATTTTGAAGTAGGGAACATTGCTGTCAAAGCTGCCAGATTAAATGTGCCTTTAGCTGCTGCTGTAAAATCACCATCGGCTGCAACTGCTAGGTGACTAAATACAGACTTGTAATAAGTTGCATCGCCTTCGCTGTCGTTCTCGTAAGTCATTTCTAACTGCCACTCCACCACTTTACTCGATTTAACAAAAGGGATAGATTTTGTTAATGTTTTAGTTATTGCCATTTTTTATTCCTCTATTTTATTTGTCACACTTATCGTGTGCTTGTTTTTTTAATTCCTCAACTTCTGCTGAGAGTTCTTGTATTGCTTTTACGAGCATTGTTATTAGACCGCCTTTTGAAATCATTTGTGTTTTATCAGTTCCACATTTCCAAATATTCTGACCATCTTTAACATCATCGTACTTGTCTATAACTGCTTTAACTTCTTGTGCAATAAACCCATGATGCTGTGTTCCATACTTAAAGCCGACACTTGGTTCGTTTGAACCTTTTTTGTACTGTCGCATATCTGTTGGAACATCTTTCTTTTTCTTCCATTGATATGTAATCGGTCTAAGTTCATTAATAAAAGCAAGACCAACAGTTGACTCTTGCACATTTTCTTTCAATCTTTCATCCGAAGCTGATGCCCATGTTTCATCTGAACCATTTAATGTTAGTGAAGCAGTATTGCCATTATAACCAATAGTACAGGTAGCATCGTCTGTTCCTGTAATTGCTGAACCAAGAACTACCTGACCTCCCGCATTAGTCTTACTAACATCTGAACCCGCTCCTACAACTACATTACCATTCGCACCAGAAACCTGTGTGTCTCCTGCTCTTTTACCAATAAAAGTATTGTCGGTGCTAGTAGTTACTGCATCTCCTGCTTCGTAGCCAAAAAATGAATTTCCATCACCAGTGGTACAAGCTGCACCCGCAGTATAGCCTACATACGTGTTTGCCGCAGCCGTTGTATTAGATGTACCTGCATTTTTACCAATGAAAGTGCAGCCTGACGCGGTTGTATTGGCTCTACCTGCTTCGTGTCCTACAGCTACATTGTTACTGCCCGATGTATTGGCTTCTAATGCCATTTTACCTACAGCAGTTAAGGCTGCTCCAGAACTATTAGTTTCTAAACATTGTTGTCCAATACCTACATTATCTGCTGCTGCGTTTGCTTCGCCACATAAATTACCAATAAAGACACAATTGCTTTGTGTTGACATAGTGCTGCCTGCCTCAGTTCCGATAAGGGTATTGTTAGAACCTGTTGTTATTCCCTCTCCTGCACCTCTACCAACAGCTACATTCGATGCGCCAGTTGTATTGGCTGACAAAGCTAAATAACCAACACCAGTATTGTTATCTCCTGTACCTGCACCACCTTGAGGTCCACTTTCTGTTCCTACAAAAGTATTTTTATCACCTGTTGATATTTTATATCCCGCATATGAACCAATTAAAGTTGTATGCGTTGCTCCATTTGCATCTCTCCCTGCAAGATATCCGAATATTGCTGCTCCATCATCACTCGTGGCAGTTTTAAACGCATCCATACCAACAACAGTAGATTGCACTCCATCAACATTTGCTACAAAAGCACCTTTACCAACGGCTACATTTGAGTGTCCTGTGGTGTTTGCTACTAAAGAATCTTTACCAACGGCTGTGTTGTTAGCTGCTGTGGTATTATTAGCCAATGCTTCAACACCTATAGCAGTATTATTTGCTCCAGTAGTGTTATCCCTCATTGCATCATAACCAACAGCTACATTCATAATAGCTGTGGTATTTTCAAATAAGGATTTCCAGCCTATTGCAGTGTTGTAGTTCCCTGTAGTGTTGTCAAACAATGCTTGATAACCAATAGCGATGTTTGCTGTTCCTGTGGTGTTTGCTGCTAAAGCACTTGAACCAACGGCTGTATTGTCTGCTGCTGTCGTATTTGCTCCTAAAGCGTTGTCACCGATAGCGGTGTTGTCATTGCCAGTAGTATTGGAATCTAGAGCATAAGCACCCATTGCCACATTATCTGTTCCTGTGGTATTTAGTCCTAAAGCAGTAGTACCAACCGCAACATTATTTGATGCGGTGGTGTTTACTTTTAAAGCATCCCAACCAACCGCAGTATTCTCAGAGCCTGTGGTATTGTCTCCCATTGCGTTTTTACCAACTGCCGTGTTATAAGCACCTGTGGTGTTTGCTTCTAAAGCAATATGTCCGACTGCTGTGTTTGTACCACCTGTTGTATTAGCACCTAAAGCACCTGCTCCAATAGCAGTATTTGTTGCACCTGTGGTATTTACTTTTAAAGCATGATGCCCAAACGCACTGTTGTTACTTGCTGTTGTATTTTGCTCTAACGCTCCTCTACCAATAGCCTGATTATTATCACCTGTAGTATTAGAAAAAAGAGCAGTTTCTCCAAATGCATTATTATTTGTTCCTGTAGTATTTGTTCCTAAAGCGTCTAAACCTACAGCAGTATTGTAATTAGCGGTTGTATTTGCATCTAATGCACCTTTACCAACAGCTACGTTTCCTGTACCTGTGGTGTTTGCTACTAAAGCTGAACTACCCACTGCGGTGTTGTTATTTGCCGTAGTCGTTGCTCCCCCTGCGTTATCTCCGATAAAAGTGTTGTCATCTCCAGTTGTTACAGCATCTCCTGCTGCATATCCCACTGCGGTGTTGTCTGTTCCAGAAGTATTAGCGGTTAAAGCTAGTGTTCCAATCGCGGTATTGTCTGCTGCGGTTGTTGCTACTAGCAAGGCTCCTGAACCAATCGCTACATTATTACCGCCTGTGGTTAAAGCGCCACCAGCATTATCGCCAACTGCTGTGTTATCCGAGCCAGTCGTGACTGCATCAAGGGATGCTTCACCAATAGCTACATTGTCTGTTCCTGTCGTTAGGGCTGTGCCTAAGTTTCCACTACCAAGCCCTACATTGCCTGTACCGCCTGTTAGGTCTAGTACATCGGTCACTGCTGCTCCACTTCCTGCACCATCAGCAACTACCATCTTAATTCCGCCATTCGGAATAACAACATTAGCGCCTGTGCCTTGTGATATTGAAACCGCGTATCCAGAAGAGTTCTGAATTACCCATGTTTTATTAACTGTATTAGGAGCAAGGGTTACTGTGTTTAACGCAGTAATTGATCCTGTTAGAGTAAGAGAATAGGCCCTGGCTGCATCTGCTGCACCATCTGCCATTGTAATGGTGTGCGAAGTTCCTGTGATTGTTTCTGAACCACTACCCCATGCTTCTGCTATTAGCTCTAAATTTGTGTTTGTTGTTGTGCCCCACGTTCCACTACCATCACCAGTAGCCAGCTCGTTGAGTCTTAAATCATTTACATATGTACTTGCCATTATCGATCCTCCAATCTTATATGAGTATAACTGTTATAAATTATCTTTTCCATTATTAAGCCACTTCCTGCCAACCAGGGCTTTGAGCATCGTCTACAGCGCCCCAACTTGGACTTTGTGAATCATTAACTCCGTCCCACTCTGGATCTTGTCCTGGAACAACTACTCCCCATACCAACACAGAAGTTATTTGTCCTGTTCCCACCACTCCCGTTGGATAAATGTTTGCGTGAGAAGTTGTTGTAAGTGAACCAACTGCTCCTGTCGCTGCATCCATTGTAACGGCAATATTGTTAGTACCAATAATGCCAACACTTCCTAATGCCGTTGTTCCTACTACATTAGTTGGATAAACATTAGCATCACAAGTTACAGTCTCATCACCGAGGCCTACTGTTGATGCTGTACCACTAACTCCTTGTATTGCAAATCCAGCAGCAATTATAGTTCCAACTGCTCCTGTTCCCGCTAGTCCTGTTTCTACAACATTTGCATCACCAGTAACAGTTTCAGTACCTAAAGCAGTGGTTCCCGCTAGTCCTGTGACCGAAAGATTAGCAACACCCGTAATCGTAAGCGAACTTATCGCACCAGTAGCTGCCACTCCTGTTTCTGCAACATTGGCATCACAAGTAATAGTTAAGGAACTTATCGCACCTGTTCCCGCAACCCCTGTCTCAGTAACAATTGCAACCCCTGTCGCAACAACTGTGCCCACAGAACCTGTTGCTGCTACACCTGTCTCTGCGACATTAGCGTCACAACTAACGGTTTCAGTGCCTAAAGCCGAAGTACCTGCTAGTCCTGTTAATGCAACAGATACATTAACAACTGCGGGTTCACCCCAAGGACCTGCTCCCCAAGTAGATCGACCCCAACCAGCCATGACTCAGCTACGCTATTCTAATAACAGCGTTACTTGCGTCTGCGGCTGGGAATGTAATCGTAAAACTACCTGCTGTACTTGTCTTATCTCCACCAAAATCAAAAACTGCAACTGCTGGATCGCTAGTAGCTGTATCATTATAAATCATACAACCTCTTGCTGTGATTGTTGCTGTACCAAAAGTCAAATCAGCAAAATCAGTAAAAGCAGTTGTCCCCGATGTGGTCGGGTTGACATTTGTTAAAGCTGATCCGCCCGCAGTGTAGTTTGTTCCTGATGCCTCTGCGGTTGTAGTATAGGCGGTAGTAGAAGCACTCATTGTCGCTGAACTTGTATATAAAGCCAGCTTAAAAGAGTTTCCTCCAGATGCTTTAAAGTTATGCACGGCTTCTAAGAGTTCTTTCTTAAAAGAAGTACACATTGCCTGTGTTATAGCCATTATAGTCTCCTAATAATATTTGCAAGATCTTTATGACCTTGCGATTCTAATTGATTGCCTATTGTACACATGTGGTTTTTAATCGCCTCTTGCATATAATAAACAATGACCTGATGACACACATTTTTAAAAGCATGTGCCTGTGCTTTTATTTCATTCGGAGCAGTATCTGCAACCGAAATTAATCTATCGGTAGCCATTTCAGCTACTTCTTCTACCGTATGGCCTCTGTTATGAGTTGTTTTTACGCCCAACTCGCCTACAGCCATATCTATTTTAGCTTGGAACATCTCTAATATTTCTTCTTTTTAGAAGATTTTTTCTTCTTCTTAGGGGAAGAATAAACCGCATCATCCCCAGGTCGAAGAAACTTCTTAGGATCGCCACGCATTTTATCGCGTCTTGCTGTCATTCCTGGCATTTCTTACTCCTTCAGTATTGGTTGGGTTCAGCTGGTAAAAGACCGTTTGTTTTTGAAACCTTCATATAGTCTTTTCTTCCTGAAACTCCAACGAGTTTTTTATTATCCTTTTTTACTTCTGAAAACTTAGTTGTTTTTAAGTCTCCATCTTTTAAATATACCACAGGAGGATCTTGTAACCTGTGATATCCATATAATTTTTCTTTTTCAGAAACATTAGTATCTAACATAGAAGATGTTGCCGCAATAGAAATATCAATTCCTTTGCTCATACACTTAGACAACCAAAACTCACAACAAGCTCTTCCCATCTCTCCAAAATGCACATTGGTTGTGTAACTAAAGTCAGCTCCAAACATATTAATCTTGCCCACATTGTTTAATGCAGCAAAAGCAATGGCATAAGCAATAGTGTTGTTTAGATATCCACAACTTAATTCAGAAATAACATCATCTAGAGGATAAAGCTCTATTGATGGTGCTCTTTTATCTAGTTCGCATGAATAAATAGGACACTTTAGTTTGGGTAATAACTTCCTCATAACTTTTGTTTGTGGGCCTGGATCTTCGGTATCAAAAAATCTAGAGGCTGGATCCATCATAAATAGCCGATCTGTTTTAACCACGGCACACATAGAGTTAATTGCCCAGACTTCATCGTATTCTTGACTATGACTAAGCGACATATGGTAGTCGAGTTGGCTTTTGCCCATAGCGACAATAGCGATATTTTTACCTTCTAATTCTTTAATCATTATAAAATAGACCTGGTTTTATCGTATCTCATCTCTTCTTTAGTGTTTCTTCCTTCTGCCCAAACTTTAAACTGCATCATTTCTTTGTCATAATTTTGCTTATAAGTTCCTACTTCTGTCTGATCTAATTTCATAAACAGCGCTGCTTGTAACAAACATCCTGATAATAAAACATTGGGTGCGTTAATAGATAGATAGGTGGTTCCATCAGAAGCACCTGCGGTTAAAGAGTTAGGCCTATAAAAATAATGCAATTCAAAACTATAGTCTGCATCAGGCGTTGGTGCCAGGATAAAGGTATCGTTATCAAAGTCTGCATAATATTTTGGCGTGCCTGTTGTTGATGCGTTCGGCGTGTAATCTCTAATAAAAGAAGGGTGTTTAAGTAAAAGATAAGTATAAACACTAGAACTAATAACAGCCAGGCTAAAGGCTGAAAGAAAATCTGATGGCATTCCTAAATAAGCATTTCCAGAAGAAGCTGTTCCCGTTACATTCTTCTTATAATAATTAAGTTCTACATTCTTCAGAATGTCCTCTTCGGTCACTTTAATAAAGTTATCCAGGTTGTTAGCGAAAGTAGTTCCACTGTCTTCCATGTAGTCTTGTATTGCTGTTTTTAGTGTTGCATAAGTAAAAGACATTATGAGCCTCCTGTAGCTACTATAGTACCAACTTCTCCAGTGCCTTCAACACTCTCAAAATCAGTACCAATTGGATCGTTCGTTGTTGTCATACCGCCAGTTCCTAAATAGACTCCTTTAGAATCAAACTCTGAAATTGTATTTGTAGTGACAACGCCTAAAGAAGCTGTTCTAAAATTTATATCAGGTCGCGGTTCATATAGAGCCTCTGGGTCCGCAGTGTAAGCAAGAGGTTCCAATTGTGGACTTTTAGGTTCAAAACACTCAGGACAAGTCTTTAAGTCATTCCATTCTTTAGTCAGATCTGATAAATGATAACGCCAACCGCACCGATCACAAATTCCATATGCATATTTGCCTGAAGCATATGCCATGATCAGTACCCATAAGAACGCATATTAGGCTTTATCCTTAATGGTCCTCTATCTTCATCTTGAGCTAATGCTCTAGCAAATTCCTCTTCATACATTCCTTTTAAGATTTGTATTCTATCTGGCGCACGTTTTTGAGCTATATAATAAGCTAGGCCTGCAACCAAACAAGGATAAAACCTAAAAGGAACCTGGACATCATTAGCCGATGCATCTGCGTCTTCTATTCTTAAAATTTGATTCATCTTGATAACATCTGTACTGTTCTCTGGTGCTGGCCATACATATATTTTAGGTGTTTCTTGTTTGTCTAAGAAATATTGTGTGGGTCTAGCTTGAGTCGATTTAGAAGGAATGTTCCAATATTCAGAACGACCTACTTGAGTCATTTGATAATCTGTTGCCACACTATTGGTCGTTCTTCTTAAGACAACATCTAAAACATCAACCACATAACTGTTTAAATCATAAGACTCAGTTCCCTGGGTTAATGTTTGACTAACGTTATTAATGGTCCACTGATTCAAACCTCTGTTTGCCCAGTCTGCAAAAAGAATATTTAAAGAACGGCGGGCTGTTCTTGCGTCATAAGCAGTACGCATTTCAAGCCCACATCGTTCGTAGGCCTCCTCGATCCATTCAGCGACATCGGGCTGAAAGTCTCTTGATCCAGAAGTAGCCATCCTTATTAGTAGTTCTTAATGAACTCACACCAAACGGTGTATTCATTCCCGGCATCAGCCGTTAACGGAATAACAAAAAGTACATCGCCTGAGTAACCAGATGCTTTAGTATTGGACAAACCGCCAAAGCCACTAAAATCAAACGAATTGTCGTAAGACAATGTTAGAAAAGTAACATCTGTGGTTGCATCCCAATCTAAAGAAGCGGGTGCATCAGGAGCGCCACTAACTGTATACCAAATCTTTTTTAAGGTAACAGTAGAGCAAGCGGTTCCGTCAGGAGCAGCATTCAATGCTGAAACATCAACCAAGGTCGTACTGCTTGCACTTCCATCTGATAAAACTGAAGCATAAACAATAAGTGTTTTTTCTCCGTCAAACTGATTAGTGGGACCTGTGACTGTATTAGCCATAATCTACCCCCTATTAAGCGTCAGCAAATGGTGTTACTAAAGTTCCTGAACCAAGTAGCTGTGCTGCAACATGGTATTTAGCGCTGGCTATTGCAGTAACTACTACAATACTTCCTGCTAAACCGCCTTTAGTTGTGCCGTTTTGTGTAATAACATCATTAGATGCGCCAGAGATAAAAGTTTTACCTGCTGCGCTGTCATCAATGCCGGTATAAGCACCACCGACGAATTTGTCTGTGCCGTCTGTTACGATGTCCATATCTGTTGCTGCCGTGACAACAACAAAAGTGAATTGAGCGCCTAAATTACATAATTGTCCTGGGTCGCCCTTATCAGCAGGTTCTGTTACAACAATGCTGGGAAGTGTAAACACTCCGTCTGCATCATTACATAATAGCATTCTGCCAGCATGAGCTGCCACTGTGATGGTTGTGTTTGCCGTTAAACTAACGGTTGCTTTGTATCCTGCATTAATAAAACCAGCGAGTGATTTTACAGGACCTGCAAAAGTTGATTGTGCCATAATTAAGTCTCCTTAATAACCCCATCGTCTTTTGGCTTTGTCTGCTAGGCCAGTCGATAGGTAAATATAAAATCCTAGGTAAGAGTTTATATTACTGTTAAATGAGGAAAAGATAAAGGAAAAAAGAAAAAAGGGGCCGAAGCCCCTTTCTCTGTAATACTGAGTAAGAAAGTGTATTACAAACTTCCATTTACTGGTTCTTAAGCGCCTTGCGAGCCATATATGCCACGAGGATTACTCCAACCAAAGCTATAACGTTCTCTAGCCTTGAACCTAACATTTCCGGTATCAAAATCACCTTCCATGTTTGTGCTCATAGGCGATCTCACGAAATGCTTCATGCCGTCTGGACAATCTGTTAATAGAAACCATGCATCAGTATCTGTTAGGAAATGGTTAACACAATAGCCGTTAGGTATCATTCCCATATTCTTGATTGCATTGATATCATTATCAGACGTTCCGACACGACCTGGCGTTTCGATTAAACGTTCTGCTATGAATTGAAGTTGCGGTGGCACAATTAGCTTCATTCCCTGAAGAGCAAGAGTTAGATTACGATCATCAACAAGAGTTGATATTGTAATTAAACCGTCTTCAAGTGATGTTTCGTTCAAGTCAACTGCGGTACTAGGAGTATTTGAGAAAGTTCCGCCACCCGCTAGGGTATGCGCACTGTTTACCAGTGATAAACCATCTCCACCTGTGTAACTAGAGCTAAAAGCATTATTCAAAACGTTTGCAGCTTTAACCTGTTTGGTGTGAGCCATAGAACGCGCAAGCGCTTTCGTATAACGAGCACCGAGTCGGTCATAGAGGTTATCCTCTACAGCTTCTTCTGTTAATGCAAATGCTAATGCAATAGTTTCATGGGTGTAACGAGCAGTAAAGCCTTCATAGGCTGTATCAAACTCAACTCCATCACCCTCTCTTTTCACTGGGGCATTTCCGAACCCTGCAATAAGAACTTCTTCTTCAAATGCACGGTCTGAGCTTTCGCTCTCGAAAATTTCCTCGTGTTCATTCTCATAACGAGAATACTCCATGCCGAAAAGGGCGTTTAAACCAGGCTCTAATTCTTTAACGAGCTGTGCTCTTGAAATTGCCATTGTCTAATTCTCCTTTATGCTAAACCAACTTGAGCTTGTCTATACAAATGGTTTTGTACTAGAACAAGAACGTTAGTGTTTGCCGTACTAACATCAGAGTTTTGAGGGTCTGTAGATATCTCAATTGCTTTCATTGGCAACGTAGCTGTAGTAGCTCCCGTTGTCACATCAAGCTCAACATTAGATCTACCACTGCTGGTATCTCCTACTGTCGACTGGTCTACAATATCAAAATTACCCCACAGGTCAGCGACTGGGAAAGCAGCGTCAGCTTGTACTTCATAAACGATATAAGGATCGTCAAAAATAAAAGCGACTGCATCCGTAGCAGCGTTTCCTGGCCAGTAATTGCTCCAAGTGGGCTTACTGGTAGTAGGGTCAGTGTAGTAGCAACCATTAAACACACCAACAATAATAGAACTTGTAGCACTACCACCATCAGCTCTGGCTATTCTTGTAACAATACCAGCTGTGTTTTGGGTCACAATGTCACCATTGTAGATGTTAGTCGTATTAGTAGCATCTGCTGTTGTAATACGATATCTAGATTGACCTCCGTTGAACGGTGAACCGCTAACATGCTTAACTGGACGCAAACCAAATGCGGCGTCTTTATTTGCCATGATAAACTTCTCCGATCACGAGATTAATATTAAGTAACACTTAAGGTTTCCCTTTAGTATTACCGCCAAATGTAACCCTGGACTGCCGACTTTTAGTGATCGGCATTGCAGGATGTTCTTCACGCATGAGGTTGTTGTCAACTGCATTCATTTGATTCATTGTTTTATCTTCAAAATACTGATTTCGTTCTTCAGCAATTGATGCATCGATTTTACAAAGCATAAGCCCACCAATTCCGACTACACCTGCGTGTTTGCCGTGGTCAATGGTTGGAACATCAAACTCTGGAATTTCTTCCGGTTTAACTGGTTCCCATCCTTCGCGCATTCGTTGCATGACATTCTTTCGATCTTCCTGACCTCTTATTTCAGTACGAACCCAACGGTATTTTATACCAGGAGGGGGTTCAGGCGTTTTCAAAAGAGAAGGCGGTTCCCAAGGGCGTCTAGCCTTTTGAGTCTCGCGTGTTTCTGAACTTCGAGAAGTTCTGTCAATTTCAACATTTTCTTCGATTTCAATTTTATCATTCATGAGTTATCTAACCTCGCTTTGTGAACTGCATAATCCTTGAAAGAAACTCCTAAACGTTTAGCTAATTGCTGTTCGCTAGGTGTCAACTCTACCTGATTACGATTTTTCCTGCGCCCATTTGAGTTACTGCGTGATGGTGAAGCGACGGTTTGGGCGGGTTTCCCGTCAGCTCCCACGATATTTTCAAAACGATTCGGCAACTCTTGCTTCATCCTTTTGTTAATTTCAGAGTAATAGCCATCTGACTCTGTGTCAAATCCTTCTTGTGCTAACTGTTCATGAACAGCAATAGCTACATTGGTCATTATTTGGTCTTTTCCAAACCAAGTATTCTCATTGGCCCAAGATTGAGCACGTTGTGAAGGAGGATTATAATCTGGCTGCCTTGGATTTTGTCTTTGTTCCAGCATGGCCGCTTGCTGTTGTTGAGCATACATATCTTGTTGTGCGTTGTATTGCTCTAACTCTTGATTGTATCTCTGAAGTTGTCCTTGATATTGGTCATGTGCAACCTTATCAGCCGATGCAGCAGCTAATATAGACTGGGCTTCAGCAATTTGACCCGCATCGCCGTCTTCCATTGCTTTTTGCAAAGCAATCTTAGAGCCTTCTAATTGAGACTCCACTCTAGCACCAAATTCATTGCCATAACTTTGTGACATTTGTGCTTGTTGGTTTTTAAGGGTTTTGTTTTCTTCGGCAATTTCTTTTGCATATTGCAGAGCTTGTAGCTCTCTTCTTTGGAAATCTTTTGCTTGTTTAACAGCTTTGTTAATTCTGTTTTGTGCTAACTTAGCGCGTTGAGTGGCTTCATCTTCGCCTTTTTCAGCATCTTTTTTAACATGATCGCTAACCTCAAAGTCTTCTTGAACCTTTTCTTCTTCTATCGGAGCAAGACCTTCTAGGTCTTTCCCCTCTAGTTCAATAAAAGTAGATTCTTCAGAGACTGTTTCATTAGCCCTCTTGTTTTCTGGCAATGCTGCCTTTTCAATCTTTTCGTCGGTAATTTCTGGTAATGCTTCAGCCATTTTTTTTCCTTTATAAGCTCTGGATATCGTCAGGGTTTAAAATAGTACCAATGACTTCATCATCATTAATAATTCTAACTTCTGCGCCATCATCTAGTCTAAAACGAGCACCTGCATATCTCCCAATCAAAACCCATTCGCCTTTTTTACACCAAGATTCACCGTTAAATTTTCCAGAATCTTTATAGGCCAATGGTCCGAGTTTTAAAACATACGCAACAACTGTCGCTAAAGCCTCTCTATCAACCACAGAATCTGGCAATACAATGCCACCTTCTGTCATGCCTTTTCCTTTGTAGGGCAATACCAATAACCGCCAACCTGTTGGTTGCGGCATTCTTTCTAAAAGGGAGCTGTCTAAAAGAGAAGGATCAAGCACCAGTTCTTTTGGTTCAATGTAAGCATCTTGAGTCGTTGCTTTACCGTTGCTTTCTTCTATTTTTTGCGCTTTATTTTGAGCCTCGCGTTCGGCTAATATATGTTGTGGGACTGCTAGGTCACTCATCAAAACTGTCTCCAGTTGTTTTTTGCAACACTTCTTTTAAGTCTGACTCAAAGGAGCGAAGTGCCGTCAACTCTCCAATCAGAAAACGATAGTCTTCCATCGTTTTTATTGAACCACTAGACAGATGTTGTGAAACTCGTTCTTGTCTATCTCGAAGTTCTTTTAAAATATACTCTGCTAATCTTATTCCGTCCACTACTTTCTATCTATTTCTCAAAAAAGAACTAAAGTCTAGATTATAGTTAGGCATTTCTTGTCCTTGTTGAGCTATAGCACCTGGTGCAATTCTAGGTCCTCTTTGCTGTGGAGTAAAAAACCCTGGTCCTTGATTAAACATTTGCGGCATTGTCGGTGCTGTCATTGGTGCGCTTGCATTGCCCATATTAAACGCAGCAACAGGTGGTCGCGGTGGAGGCGGTGCCATTTGTTGTACTGGTTGTGGTGCTGGTTGTGCAACTGGTTGGCTTCTTTCTTGAAGCGCTTGAATCATTTGCATCAATCTTTCCATAAATTGATCTTGAGTCGGTT